CAGATATGTTACGGATTCTATGAGGAAGGAGAAGAAGAATGGTGAACAAAGAACTTTTACTCGAACATATTCTGAAATCCGACCTGACAGCGACTGAAAAACGCTATCTTGAAAAGCTGATTGATTCAGTCAAATGGATTTCCGTCAAGGAGAGACTGCCGGAAGAAGAGACACCTGAACTGCTTTTCAGTGCAGACGGAAAGGTGTACTATGGAAGTTTTGGCTATTCTAAATTCTACGCTATTGACAGCGGCGGTATATTTTCGGGTTTTACGGCTTACGAAGTTTCTCACTGGATGCCGCTTCCTGAACCGCCCAAACAGAAAGGAGAATCAGAATTATGAATGCTTACATGCTCCGACAGCAGATTGCGATTTTAATAGACGAGTGGACAAATCAGAGAAAAATCAGGACGATCAAAGAATTAGCAACGCTCAGTAAAGTCCATGAAACGGCCGTGCATAACATGCATGTCGAACATGCCGCAAGTCTGGAGAGTATCTGCAAAGTGCTCGATACGCTCGGCTATGAACTGATTGTTCAGAAAAAGGAGTGGTGAAATTTGACAGATCGTGAACAGAAATTGCAATGGCTCTCCAGAGGCAGATATATCCGTACGAAGCTGATCGGCCTGTATGCCGAACGTCAGGAACGAATTTCCAGAGCCGAATATGCAGGAATTTCTTACGATGCAAATTCCGGTCAGCATTCCGGAAATGCGACAGAAATCAAGATCACAGCAATCACAGAGATCGAAGAAGAAATTCAGATCGCTGAACAGGAACTGTCTGAAACAGAATCTGAAATCCGTCAGGCGATTGCATCGGTACATTGTCCGCTGTATCAGACTTATCTGCGAATGCGGTTCTTAGGCTACAAGACAGAACGGCAGATCGCTCAGGAGACGAAATATTCAATTTCACATATTCAGAATTATGTCAGAAAAAAATCAATCGACAGTCTGAAAATTAATCCCTTTTAATCCTTGATAATTCCTGAAAAATATGCTATACTTAAACTGATAAAAAAGCGTGAAATTACTCTATTCCTATTAATGTTAATTTATTTTACAGTGCAGAGCATCGGATGAAAATCCGGTGCTTTTGTATCTCCGGAAAGGCGGTGAATTGCATGATTTACAAACCATGTCCAAAATGTAAGAGGCTGATCGCTCAGGGACTGACATACTGTCAGGACTGTCAGCCGATCGCTGATCAGCAGTACGCAGAGTATCGGAAGCTCAAACAGAAGCGATATAATCAGAATCGAAATAAAAAATATAAATCTTTCTATAATTCTAAAAGCTGGAAAACACTCAGCAGAGCGAAATTGATTTCTGTGAATTATCAATGCGAGGCTCATGTTGATAACGCTTGTACGGGATTAGCAGTCGAAGTGCATCATGTCAAGCCGATTCAGACTCTGGATGGCTGGAATCGCCGGCTTGACTGGGATAATCTGGAGGCTGTCTGCACACACTGTCATAACATGCGACATCCCGAGAAATCCAGAAAACATGATCCGGACGTCATTGACCTGCGGACTCTGAAAAAATAAACAGGGGGCGGGGTCAGAATTCTGTCAGGAATCCAAGAGAAGAACGGATTGGAAAAGGTCGTTTGCAGAGAAAAGTCCCTAAATGCGTTATTTTTGATTGCTATTCATAAAAATTATAAAATCAGAGGTGAAAAAAATCATGGCAAGACCCCGAGAACCTATTGAACTGATCATGTCCAAAGGCAGGAAACATCTGACAAAATCTGAAATTCAGGAGCGTATGAGTACTGAAATCAAGCCGATCTCTGAAAGTCTCGAACCGCCCTCTTATCTGACAGCGAAACAGAAAAAGCAGTTTCATGAGATCGCTGAAAAATTACATAAACTCGGAGTCATCGGCGAAACTGATCTCGATACACTTGCCCGATACGTCACAGCGGAGGATTTCTACAGACAGACGCTGAAATTAATCCGGTCAGTTCAGAAACAACAGCCGGATTGTTCTGATTTTCAGGCATTTTCCGAATGGACAACTATGATCGAAAAGCTCGATAAACGGCAAGATCGCTATTTCAAACAGGCTCATACTTGTGCTTCCGCTCTCGGCTTGACGATCTCAAGCCGATGCAAACTTGTGATTCCGAAAATCGAAGAGGAAAAGAAAGTCAACAGATTTTCTCAGTTCGATAAGGCAGTGAACGGCGATGACTGACAGGGTAACGGCCTATGCTGAAAGAGTCGTCTCCGGAGCTGTCCCCTGCGGACATCTGCATTATCTCGCCTGTCAGCGTCATCTGCATGATCTTGATCGGCAAAATTCTGAAAATTTTCCGTATTACTGGGACGAGAAAGCCGCTCAGAGAATTCTTGATTTTGCTGAAAATCTGACGCTCTCCGAGGGTACTGAGCCGAAGCCTCTGCATTTACTCGATTTTCAGGCCTTTGATCTCGGCAGTCTGTTCGGATGGCTGAAAACTTCTGATTGCAAGCGGCGATTCCGGAGAAGATACAAATCGATTTCCAGACAGCAGGGGAAGACCATGGAGAACGGTATCATAGCCGCCTATATCATGGCATTTTCAGGATACAAGAAAGGAAAGTTATTTACAGTCGCTACAAAGAAACGGCAATCTCGGTTAGCATGGGAAGAAACTCAAAAATTCGTTGAGTCTGATGCTGATCTACTGGAATATTTCAAGATTCAGGACTATAAATCCACGATCACGGCAGTCAATACGGGCTGTACACTCGAAGCTCTGAGCCGTGAGGGCGGTCTTGACGATGGATTCAGAAGCATTTATAGTTCTATAGACGAAATTCATCAACATAAAGATAACAGGATTTACAAGGCGATCTATAACGGCACTCGATCTCTGCCGGAAACGCTCGTCAGTATGATCACGACACGAGGATTCGACCTGACGAGCTTCTGTAAAGAAATGGATGACTATGCCGTCAAAATCCTGAAAGGTCTGACAACAGCAGAAGATTTTTTTGCTGATATTTACTGCATGGATTCCGGTGATGACATCTGGAATGAAAAAAACTGGGTGAAATCCTGTCCGTATACGGTCACGAATCCGGAGTTATTAAAAATTCTCCGTCAGGACGCTCAGACTGCGAAAGATATGGGCGGTATGGACTTACGGGATTTTATCGTCAAGAGCCTGAACATGTGGGTCAATCATGCCGATAATCAGTTTGTTGATCCTGAAAAATGGAAAACCTGTGCTTCCGGACGGTCACTGCATGATCTTGTTCAGTCCGGTTATCATCAATGCTATGTCGGCCTTGACTTGTCATCCGGCGGCGATATGACCAGTATTTCGCTTGTTTTCCCGACAGATCGGGGATTCTATCTCTGGTCACACAGTTTCATGCCACGAGGCAGAATGCAAGAGCATATTGCAACTGACATCGCTCCGTATGACCTCTGGGAACAGCAGAACTTAATCACCGTCACGGGCGGAAAAAATGATTATCTGACTGATTATAAATTTATTTTATCCTATCTGCATGAGATCAGAAAATCTCAGAAACTGGAATTTCTGGGAATCGGCATTGATTTCTATAATGCCGCCGGAATCGTGCAGGATTTGGAAGATTTCGGCTGTCCGGTGATAGCAATTACACAGAGTGCGAAAAGTCTGAACACTCCGACAACAGAAGTTCAGCTGCTGATCAAGGGCGGTCAGATCGAATATGATCGGACTAACGAGCTTCTGACATGGAGTTTCGTCAATGCGGCACTTGTCAAGGACAGTCTTGATAATATCAAAATAGACAAAAGGCGAGTCGCCGGAAGAAAACAAGAGTCCAAACGAATCGACCCTGTCGATGCGGTCATAGATGCGTTTGCAGTCATGCACTTGTCTGATCATCAAGCAGCAGAGCCTGTTGATGTTTCGGGCGAACTCGATGAATATTTAAAGCTAATGGGGTGGATATAATGCCGGATTTCTGGAAACGGCTCAGAATAGCGTTTCATATCATGATAAATAAAAATTATGATTACAAGCAGACAGTCGAATTGAATCAGCTTCTTGATTTTCTGGGCATTTCCGATAGTTTAACAGACGACGCTTTGAAAGAAGCGACATATTTCGCCTGCATGAAAGTTTTATCTGAATGCATGGGAAAAATCCCGTTAAAAGTCATGCGGCATACGGAGAGAGACGGAACACTCTCTCAGCGAAAGCATCGATTTTACAGAGTACTTCTGAAACGGCCTAATTCCTATACGGCCGCTTCGACTTTCTGGGCCTTAATGGAATTGTGGCGGAATCACTACGGGAATGCGTATGCCCTGATTGATCAGAGAAAACCGGAAGCTCCGCAGTTATATCCTCTTGACCCGTCAGAGATTACAATTTTTTATGATGATGCCCGTATTTTAGCTGATATTCCGGATGTGTATTATCAATACAGTCACGGCGGATGTCAGCTTGTTTTCAAGTCTTATGAGATTCTGCATTTCAAGAATTTCCTGACCAGAGACGGAATCACAGGCATTCCGACTCGAAAGCAGATCGCCGATACCCTCGCAGGAGCACTCAAAGCTCAGGATATGCAGAACAGCCTGTACAAATCCGGCATGACGGCGAAAGCGGTCTTGCAATATACCGGAAGTCTGAGTGACGAGAATGTCAAGGCTCTGAGAGACGGCATCACAGCGTATGCAAAAGGTTCTGTTGATAAGGAAACAGGCGGAATTATCCCGATTCCGTTAGGATTCACGCTTACGCCGTTAAATATCAAATTGACTGATTCTCAGTTTCTGGAATTGAAACAATATTCGGCTTTGCAGATCGCCTCAGCATTCGGTATCAAGCCCGATCAGATCGGCGATTATACAAAATCGAGCTATGCAAGTTCAGAATCTCAGCAGATTTCGTTTCTGGTTGATACAATGCTTTTTATTTTAAAGCAATATGAAGAAGAAATCGAAGAAAAAATCTTGTCAGAAGAAGAAATTCAGGCCGGCTATACAGTCAAGTTTAACACGAGAGTACTGATGCGGGTCGATCAGTTTACGCAGATCAATTCGATTTCGACAGCGATCAGTAATTTCTTATACATGCCAAACGAAGGCAGAGAGTTTCTTGATCTTCCGGCTGTTGAGGGCGGAAATCAGCTGCTCGGCAACGGCGGAACAATCCCATTGACCATGATCGGCGAACAATACAGAAAGGATGGTGATACAAATGCAGAAAATCCAGAAAACAGCGAAACTTGATTCCGGCATCATCACAGATGATGATCTTGAAAAAATTAATCAGTTTGCTTTGACTGATCTGACGGCTGATCAGATTTTTACTTTCAAAGCGATTCTGTGTGATAATGAGATCGACAGAGATCACGAACGCTTTTCGGCAGAAGCCCTTGAAAATTTGGCCTCTCTCATGATCGGCCGGACAGTGATCAAGAATCATGATCATGATGCAGATCATCAGATTGCAAGAATTTACTCGGCAGAAGTCGCCGACACCGGAAAGCTGACAAGTTACGGAGCGGCCTACAAACAGCTGATCGCAAACTGTTATATGATCAGAACCGCAGGAAATGCCGATATGATCGCTGAAATCTCGGCCGGAATCCGAAAAGAGGGCAGTATTTCCTGTTCAGCCGGAAGCCGAAAATGCTCAATTTGCGGAACGGATTCTTTCAAAGAATACTGTTCGCATACAGCCGGAAAGAAATATCAGAATCAGCAATGTCATTTCATTCTGGATGACATTACAGATGCCTACGAATTTTCTCTTGTGGCGATTCCGGCTCAGAGAAATGCAGGCGTTTCTAAATCCTGTGATAATGAACTCCGACAGAAATCGAGATTATTTTTATTAAAATCAAGAATAAATATTAATAATAATAAGGAGAAAAATTATGACTGATTACATGAAGAAAATCACAAGTCTGAATGCTCTGATTGCAGCCGCCTCGAAAGAAGCCGAGAACTATCTTTCTGAGGAAAATAAAGATATCGAAAAAGCATCTCAGGCACTCGACAAGGCTGAAAAACTGGAATCAGAAAAGGCTGTCTATGAAAAAATGCTCCAGCATGAGAAGCAGACCGCTGTACAGGAAATTTCGAAGATTCAGCCGAAATCAAACGCTGAGAAAGCCTTTGCTGATGCGTTCCGAGCCGGATTCCCTGTGACAAAAACTGCGAACGAATCCACTCCGGTCGATGGCGGTTATACTGTTCCGGAAGACATTCGTACAAAAGTCGAGCAGTACCGTGATGCAAAATTCTCGCTCAGACAGCTTGTTGATGTCGAGCATGTCACAACAAATACGGGTCGCCGGACGATTCAGAAGCGTGAACAGCAAACTCCGTTCACGAAAATCGGCGAGGGCGGCAAAATCGGCCGGAAAGCAACTCCGAAATTTGAGATTTTAAGCTATTCGGTTTCTAAGTACGGCGGCTATCTGCCTGTGACAGACGAATTATTAGCCGATTCTGATGCAAATATTAATAATATTTTAATCAAGTGGCTCGGTGACTGCGGAAGAATCACAGATAACGCACTGATCTTGGAGGCTCTGAACACGCAGGAAACAACGATTTTGAACAGTTTCGATGCCCTGAAATATGCGGTAATCGTCACGCTCGGACAGGCATTCGCTGATACATGCAGTATCATTACGAACGATACGGGCTTATTCTGGCTCGAAACGCTCAAGGACAGCAACGGCAATTATTTACTGAAATCTGACAATACCGGAGTACTGCCCAGAAGATTAGCAATCGGTTCAAGTTCCGTTCCGGTTCGTGTGATTCCTAACACTGATCTGCCGACAGAGCCGGAGTATTCGCTCTCGACTGATACAACCGTCCAGACCGGAACGACTTACTATACCAGATCCGGAGCAGGAACGTCAGAATCTCCGTATGTCTACACAGAAGTCGAAACTCCGACAGGCAATCCGAAAACAAGCGGCTATTATGTTGTTTCCGGTTCGCTTGTGCCGATGATTATCGGCGATCTGAAAGAAGCAGTCAAGTATTTCGATCGTCAGACATTACAGTTAAAGCTGTCTGATGTCGCCGCTGTCGGTTCAGGTGATGAGCATCTGAATGCCTATGAACAGGATTTGACGCTAATTCGTGCTTTAGAGCGTCTTGATATTAAAATCAAAGATGACAAATCCTATGTCAACGGCCGCCTGAGAATCGGAAATGAGTAATCTCCAGAAAGAAGCGTGAACAACATGGCATTGACGATCGAAGAAGCTCTGAATTTTCTAGGAATTGACTATGCTGATGACATGATCACAGCAAATGTGCGGGATGCAATTCAGGTCGCCGATGCCGTGTTAATCGGCTCAGTCGGTGATGATGTTTTCAGCTATTTTGCTGATGATTCCCGTCTGAAACATCTGCAAAAACTGTATATGGCCGATGCTTATCAAGAACGGACTTTGCAGGCCTCCGGCTCTGGAAAGACGATCAATGCACATCGGTATCAGGTTCAGACACTGGAACTCCAGCTCAGGACAGAATATCAGCGAAAGAAGGCGGAAATATGAGCATTTTCTATGACAAGCCCGTTTCTGTTCAGAAGCAGAATGAAGATACTGAAAAATGGGAAAGTATTTATCATTTTCATGCGAGAGTCAACAAAACAGGCGGGAAACAGACATTTTCCGCTGATGCTGATCAGTTTCATGCAAGACTGAATTTTGATTTCCAATATTGCAGAGCTTTGGAAGAAATCCGCTATCAGCCTCAGATTTACAGACTGCTGTACAGAGATCATCACTTTCAGATTGTTGACTATGATGACTATCAGGAACAGCACAGAACGATCAGAATCGTAGGTGAATTGTATGAGTAGCTATATCACGATCAGTCCGGAACAGCTGAGTGAAGCCGTTTCTGAGCAGTTAGAGCTATATCAGAAAGAAACTGTACAGAAGATTGATAAAGCCGGTTCTAAGGCGATGAAGAATCTTGTCAGAATCACAAAAGATACAGCTCCATTCAATGCGAAACATCACGGCCGCCATTATGTAAGCTGTATCGCAAGCCGGAAAGAATCGAGCCGAACCGGAGTTTGTACTTATACATGGTATGTCAAACCGCCGTGTCATCGGCTGACACATCTGCTTGTGAAAGGTCACGCCACCAAAGACGGCGGACGAACCAAAAAAGGCCTATTTCTGGAAAATGCGTGTGATAAGGTTCTTCCGGAGTTTGAGCAAGATGTCATAAAGGCGGTAAAAGATGATGGTAACTGAAATTCTGAGAAAATCCGGCGTTCAGTTCCGGAGAACACGATTCCTGAAATCGCCGTCCGGAACGTATGCTATTTACGATGATGATATTGAAACTTCCGGCGGTGATCATCTGGTTGCGATTTATCATCATCAGATCACAATCGAACTCTATGAAGACGGCCCTGATGACGAAGCAGAAGAAAAAATAGAATCTGCGATTACTGAAAAAGGCATTCAATGGCAGAAACAGGACAGATTTTGGTTACAGGCCGAACAGCGTTATCAGGTGATTTACGAATTTGATTATTATACAAAAAGGAGAGTTTAACCATGCCTACAGTTGTATCAAAAAGAAAAAAAGATAATATCACGCTCGGAAGCGGCCATCTCTATGCGACTCTGTATGTCGATACGTTCCCGAGTACGCTCAATGCGATCAAGTCTTACTGCATCGAAGCGAATCGCTTAGGTTATATCAAGGGCGGTGCGACAATCGAATATAATCAGGAGACTTACGAGGAAAAAGATGATTTCGGCATCGTCAGAAAGGTCATCACAACGGACGAAACTGCCGTGATGAAAATGGGACTGATCACATGGAACGGCGAATCACTCAAAACCATGATCGACAGATGCAAAACTACAGAAGATACTGAGACAGGTGTCCGTATTACGAAGATCGGCGGTGTCGGCAATGCTCAGGGCGGCTATTATGTGCTGATCTTCCATCATGAGGATAAGAAGGACGGCGATGTCTGGGTTGCTATCATCGGCAAGAATACGGCCGGAGCATCTCTGAAATTCGCCAACGACTCCGGCACACAGGTCGAGCCTGAATTCACAGCGATTCCTGCTGATGATGACGGCACTCTGATCTATATGTATGAAGAAATCGGTACAGCTGAATAACAGGAGTTTATCATATGAAAAGTTTTGATTTTAATTCGATCAGTCAGCCGATGCTTGAAATCGTTCTGCCTGATCAGGAACAGACGAAGATCAAGTTACTCATTCCGAAAACTTCTCTTGTCGAGAGAATGTGTAATATGTCCGAAAATCTGAAAGAAATTATTTCCGAAAAAAATGAAGATATGCTGAATCAGGCCTATGCATTGCTTGCGGAAATCATGAGCTGTAATCAGGAACAAAGAATTTTCACGGCTGATGAGCTGAAAAGTCTGCTGAATGTCGAGCATATCGCCGCATTCTCACTGGCATATATCCAGTTTTTAGGAGAAATCAAGAATCAAAAAAACTGATCATTCCGTACTATCCGTATTATCAGGGCAGTACGGAACATCACTATCCGTATCAGGCGGAATCGCTCTGGTATCAGCTTGTTGCGGATTATACTGGACTGAATTTTCTCCAGATCGGAGAACTGAATTTTCTGCAATATCTGTCATGGCGGCATGATGCATTTATCCGCCGCCTTGAACAGTCCGAAGAAGGCAGGGAATATCTCGATAACGCATGGAGAATGCAACAAACTCAGCCAAACAGGGAAAAACTCAGAGAAAAAACAAAAGCGGGGTGATGTGACATGGCAAGTCAGACAATCAAAGGCCTGACCGTACAGATCAGCGGCGATACTTCCAAACTCGGCACAGCGATAAAAAATGCCGAAGACAAGTCAAAAAGTCTCGGCAGGGAACTTTTAGATATTAATAAACTTCTGAAACAGCCTGATGCGAATGCTGTAGAGCTGCTCGCTCAGAAACAGCAGATTTTAACTGAAAGAATCTCTGCGACAAAAGAAAAACTTGATATTCTGAAAGAAGCAGAGGCGTCTGTACAAGCTCAGTTCGAAAAAGGTGACATCACTGCCGAACAGTATCGGGCATTTCAACGTGAAATCCAGTACACTGCGAATGAGATGCAGGGCTATGAAAAGGCTATCGAAAAGACGACTCAGCAACTGACAGAAGCCAAGCTCAAAACCGGAGAAGAAGCCAACTCTCTGGACGAACTCCGGACAAAAATTTCTTTGCAGGAACAAGGGCTTGCAGAACTGACAGAACAATACAAAAGTGCTGTCATTGCAGAAGGGGAAAGCTCCGAAACTGCACAAGAACTGAAAGATAAGTACAATCAGCTTAACAGCGAACTTTCCGAAAGCAAGCAGAAAATGGCTGATGCGGAAACTGCCGCTGCTTCACTTGGTCAGGCAGAAGAAACAGCTCTTTCTCCTATGGATTCCCTGAAAAAAACGATTTCAGAACAGGAAAAAGAACTTTCTTCCCTCAAAGACGAATACAAAAATGTCGTCATGGAGCAGGGCAAAGATTCTGATGCCGCCAAACAGCTTGAAAGTCAGTTCAACACGCTGAATCAGGAATTACAGGACAATCGGCAGAAACTCAATGATGTAGAGCAGGAAGCCAATCAGCTCGGACAAGCTGAAGAAAATGCTCTGACTCCTCTTGAATCTCTGAAAAAGACTCTTTCCGACCAAGAGCAGGAGCTTGACCGCCTGAATACAGAGTATCAGAACGCTGTTGTCCAGTACGGAAAGAACTCAGCCGAAGCCAAGAGTCTTGCATCGCAAATCAAAACCCTGTCTGATGAGCATAAAGAGCAGAAAAAACGTCTCGAAGAAGCCGAAAAAGCCACAGAAGACATCACAGCAACTGAAAAAACGCTGACAGAGCAGTACAAAGACCAGAAATCAGAGCTTGACGACCTCAAAAAGCAGTATGTCAATGTCGCTGCACAGTACGGAACGAACTCCAAAGAAGCGAAAGCACTTGCCAAACAGATTGATTCGCTGTCCGGAGAACTTGCAGAAGAAGACAAGAAAATCAAAGATGCCGAAAAATCGGCAGATACGTTTGACAAAACCTTGTCTGATACCTCTAATGATGCCGGAACTGCTTCTAAGAATGTCAAAGACTTAGGCGATTCTGCGAAAAATGCAGAAAGCGGTTTCAATGCGGCTACTGTCGCTGTTGGTAACTTCATGGCGAATCTTGCCATAGACCTGCTACGAAATGCTGTCGAAGTACTGAAACAGTTCGTAACAGGAACAGTCGAAACTGGAAAGACATTTGAAGCATCTATGTCAAAAGTAGCGGCTATTTCCGGGGCAACGACTGAACAACTGGCTGATTTGGATGCTGTTGCAAGGCAGTACGGACGGGATACACAATACAGTGCATCAGAATGCGCTGATGCTTTGAGCTACATGGCTCTTGCCGGGTGGGACGTGGAAAGCATGACTGCTGGTCTGCCGGGCGTTCTGAATCTTGCCGCTGCATCTGAAATGGATTTGGCACAGGCATCTGACATTGTAACCGACTATATGACGGCATTCGGCTGGGAAGCCAACAGAGCCGGAGAATTTGCCGACAAAATGGCTTTTGCTATGGCACATTCCAACACGGACACACAAATGCTCGGCGAAGCCTACAAGAATTGTGCTTCTACCGCTGAATCCATGCACTACAGCATGGAAGAAACAACTGCTGCTATCATGACAATGGCGAATGCTGGTGTCAAGGGCGGTGAAGCTGGTACAGCTTTGAACGCTGTTATGACCCGATTGGCAACAGATACAAAAGGCTGTGCCAGTGAACTCAAACAGTACGGCATTGATATTTATGACAGTGAAGGCGGTATGCAGAGCCTTTCCAGCATTCTGACCGGAATTTCCGAAACATGGGAAACTCTGACTGATGAACAACAGGCGAATCTTGCCAAAATGATTGCCGGACAGCAACAGTATTCCAGTTTTCAGACCATCATGAAGGGTCTGTCTGATACAGCAAAAGAAAACGGGCAGTCCTTCGAGGATTACACGGAAGCCCTCCGGAACTGTGATGGTACAGCATCTGCTATGGCTGAAACCATGACCGACAATCTGCAAGGCGACCTCAAAAAGCTGGAATCTGCATTTCAGGACTTACAGCTTTCTATCTATGACGGTGCAAATCAGCCAATGCGAAACGTCATCCAGACGATTACAGGCGGCTTGATTCCGGCACTAAGTGACCTTGTAAAAGGGGTTGACGGTGCTGAAAGCCAAGTTGGAACAGCATTAAGCGGCTTGATTTCTACGATTATAAAGGAAGTTTCCGGATTACTGCCAAAGGCGGCTGAAATTCTTGGTACAGTTGCTATGTCATTAGTGGAAAGTCTGCCGCAGATTGCAGACAATCTCGGAAATGTCGCATTTTCGCTGATAGAAAGTCTGATTGATGCCCTGCCTTCCGTACTTCCGAGGATTTATCAGACAATCCGCCGATTATGGACACAGCTTTTCAATAGTGTTGGAAGACTGGCATCTGATGCAAAAGAACTGGTACAGATTATCGGCACATCTCTGCTAAATGAACTGCCGAAAATCGGAACAATGCTTACCGCAGAATTCAGAACAATTGCTGCTCAATGGATTCCGGCACTCGTGGAAGCTATCCCTGAAACACTGTCAAAAATTCTGAATCTGATAACACAAAGTATTCCGACCATTCTGACAACACTGAAATCTGTCCTGCAATCAGTTTTATCTGCCCTGATTCCGGTCATTTCAGAACTTATTCCGAATCTGGTAAGTACGATTGCAGAATTTCTCAATGAAGGAATTCCGCTGCTGCTGAATGCCGCTGTTGAACTGTTCAGCGTGATTTTACAGGCACTGCCTGACCTAATTACAGCACTTGCAGAGGCACTTCCGGACATTATCACAACTATTATTGACTGCCTTCTGACCAATATTCCTGTTGTTCTGGATACGGCAACAACGCTGCTGATGGCTATTGTAGATGCTTTACCTCAGATTCTCGAAGCCTTGACAACTGCCTTACCTCAAATTGTGGAAAAGCTGATTGATTTCTTCACATCAGAAGATAATCTGGAAAAAGTGCTTGATTCTGCAGTTACCTTGCTTTCTGCTATGCTTGACTGTATTCCTGATGTGATTTCTCAGCTCGTGCTTGCAACTGCTAATATTGTCATGGCAATTCTAACAGCAATCGGAGAAAAACTGCCTGACATGGCACAAAAGGGTGCAGAACTGTTTGAAAGTCTAATTGAAAAGGGTACGGAAATCATTCAAAAGGTCGTCATGTTTGTGCCGGAACTGATTACCAGTATTGTCGGAGCAATCTCTGACCATTTTCAGGACTTGCAGGATGCAGGCATGAATATGTTCAACCAGATTGGCGAGGGAATCAAGAACATGATTTCCGGAGCATATAACTGGGGAGCAGACCTGATTGATAACTTTGTCAGTGGTGTGTTCGGTGGTGAGAATGAAATCACCAAGGCGGCTGAAAATATCGGCGAAAAAATCTGGGAGTATCTGCACTTCTCCGAACCTGAAAAGGGAAAACTTGCTGATTTTTCCACCTATGCACCAGATATGATGCGGACATTTGCAGAAGGAATCAGCGAAAATGCACAGCTTGTAATTAACCAATTGGTTAATTTCTCTGACACAATGGCTGAAAAGTCCAAAGAAGTCGGACAGAATTTCATTGATGGTATCTCTCCATTGATGAATCTTCTTCCGGAGAACATCAGCACAAGCCTGACTGCTACTGTTTCAGGCGTAAGCGAATGGGGCGAAGAACTGAAAGAAAAGGCTGTTTCTACCGTTTCTGATGTTATCAGCACAATGAAAAATACGACTGGTTCACTTCCAGACAAGGCAATTGCGCTGGGGAAAGCAGTCATGCAGAAATTGTGGGACGGCATTTCAGGTGGCACAGTGATGATAGTCAACGGAATTTCGGACTTTGCTGATGATTTATCTGACAAAGCTGGAAGTATCGGAAAGACTTTGCTTGCTGGCATCACTCCTCTGCTGAATCTTCTGCCGGAAAATATCCAGACAAGTCTGACTGTTGCTATTTCCAATGTGGCAGAATGGGGCAAAAATCTTAAACAGAAAGCTGTTTCTGCCATTTCTGATATTGTCAATACGGTAAACAGCACAACAGGCTCATTTCCAGACAAGGCAAAAGCACTCGGAAAGGCTGTATTTCAGAAGTTATGGGACGGCATTTCAGAAACAATTGTCCTTGTGGTTGAAAGAATCAATCAGTTTTCTGATGAAATCGCCGAAAAGGCAAGAAATACAGGTCAAAGATTTCTTGAGGGCATTCAGAATTTTGTGAAATTTCTTCCGGAAACTATGGCGAACTATCTGACAGAAACGCTGAATCGAGTCGTAACATGGGGAAAAGACCTGAAACAGAAAGCGGATTCTGCCGTTTCCGATATGATCAGCATGATTGAAAACAGAATCAGAACGCTTCCGGACAAAATGACAGAAGTCGGTCAGAATTTGGTTCATGGCTTGTGGAATGGCATTCAGGGCATGAAAGACTGGTTTTTTTCTCAGGTTTCCGGCTTTTGTGACAATATCCTGAACAGCATCTACAATGTGTTTGATATTCATTCACCTGCCGGAACAACAGAATATGCCGGAAAAATGCTGGACTATGGCTTTGTTTCCGGTATCGACAAGAACAGTGAAGAACCAGTCAAGGCTATCAGGAGACTGGCGGCTGACCTTATGGACGAAACAGCAGTCATTCCGGAACGTCTTGAAGTACAGCAGTCCTATCAGATGCCGCCTGTTGCTCAGACTTCCGGACTGGAAAGTACTTTATCTGCACAGCTTGGTGAAATTTTACAGGCTATCAAGGCTGGTCAGGTGCTGATGCTGGACGGAAACAAGCTGGTCGGCGGTACTGCTGATAAGATGAATGCGGCACTCGGACAAATTCAGGCAATTTCGGTAAGGAGATGAGGAAATGCTGAACGGAATCACATGGCACGGCTTACACTCACAAATTGACTTCGGTGCAACGCTCACGGAACGGGACACCAATGTTCCGACCCGTGACCGCATCACTGACAGAGTGCCTTACAGTTCTGTTACGCACGATTTTTCGGAACTATTTGGCGAACCGAGCTATCCGGAACGCACACTGCAATACAAATTCACAATCTCTGATGAACACGGTATCCGCTATCTGAGACCTCGTGTAGAGAGATTCAAGCACTGGCTCTATGACCCGATGGATAAATCTGAACTCTACGACGACAGGGAAGAAGAATATCACTTCAATGCTATATGTACAGAATTTCATGAAAACTATACAAACGGCGTAAAAGCCGAAATCACGGTGATTTTTCAGGCCGACCCGTATAAAATTCCGAACGTTCCGGCGGAACAGATTGCAATACCTGTCTCTGACTGCCGCTATCCTGATCTTGACGGTGACGGTTCGATCACAGCGGCTGATGCTGCTATGATTCTGACAGCGGCGGCAAATATCGGCTCTGGGCAGGAATCCGGCTTGACTCCGGAACAGGAATTGCTTGCCGATGTCAATCGTGACGGCAGTATCAGTGCGGATGATGCCGCTTTAGTGCAGATGTTTGTTTCTCAGTGCGGCGTTGGCGTCTGGACTGATAATCCCGAGAGCTGGACAGATTTTCTCAACTATCAGCTCGGCAGAATGGCGGAGGTGATCTGATCTATGTACAGAATCGAAATCGAAAATAACGGTATTACTGAGATTCTTCATGAAATGAACCCGAAAAGCCCCCGGAGAGTGGCCGACTGTGAATTTACAGATGATACAGAAGCGGTCGATTCGGCTACAATCATCGTAAATCCGCAGAATCCAGCTTATGAGCATCTGCATGAGCTGAAAACCCTTGTCAGAATCATCAACACAAAGACAGGCGAAACAGCGTTTGACGGGCGTGTTCTTCATATTCCGGAAGAAAGCATGGACAGTTCAGGAATCATCACAAAGACGGTTCTTTGCGAAAGTGTAGCCGGGTATCTCTGTGATACAGTACAGCTCTATCACAATTATCAGGATACCGAAGTGACGGGATTTCTGGCATCTCTGCTGGATTACCACAACAGCATTATGCAGGATTCCAGTCCGGAACGCTGCATCCTGCTCGGTGCAGTCACAGTTCACGGTACAAACTCCAAAACAACAGCACAGCGTTCTACAATGGACGAAATCAAGGAGAATCTGATTTCCCGGCTCGGCGGTATCCTGCATACCAGACGAAATGAGAATAATCAGATAGTATTAGATTACTACCAAGAAGAAGATTTCGGCACCGTCTGCAATACCAAAGTAGAGATTGCCGTCAACATGAAAAGCATTTCTGCCGGAACGGATGCAACAGGTATCATCACAAGACTTTATCCATTTGGCTGTCAGGTCAATGACGAAACTGCCGAACGGCTGACAATCGCAGAAGTCAACAGTGGATGTCCGTATATTGATGATGAAGATGCAATCGCCAGATACGGCGTAAAATGCGGAACAGTTATCTTTGATGATATTACACTTCCGGAAAATCTGCTTGCAAAAGGCAGGGAATACCTTGCACAAGCCTGTCAGATAAAGAAAAGCTATCAGGCTGTTGTTCTGGACTTGTCGACCATCGGAAAAGCGGCTGACAGTTTCCAAGCCGGAAACACTTACCGTTTTGTCAATCGTCTGCTGCATCTTGACGAGTATCTGAGAGTTATCCGCAGAACTGTAAACATTTTCAGACCGTATCAGCCAACTATTGAAATCGGCGATAAAATGGAGCGTGTGACCGATATTGTGACACAAACCAGAAATTATATTGCCTATGAAGTGCCGAAACAGCGGTCTGAAATTCTCCAGCAAGCAAAAAATAACGCTTCTGCACTGATTACTTCTGCTACTCACGGATATGTAATTGTAGAACCAGAACAGATTCTTATCATGAATACAAGCGATAAAACAACTGCCACAAAGGTATGGCGTATCAATATCAATGGTTTTGGTTATAGTCACAGCGATATCCCCGGACAGGCTTATGACGGCGAATATGGGCTTGCCATCACGATGGACGGTGCAATCGTCGCTGATTATATCACGACCGGAACGATGTATGCTGACCGTATCAAGGGCGGTACGCTGACAATTGGCGGCTATAACAATGACAACGGCGTGATGCAAGTCCGGAACAGTTCTGGTGATGTTGTCTGCCTGTTTGACCAGAATGGAGCAGATATTATCGGCAAGATTACCAGCCGGGATAGTTCTGGATACTGGGTAACAATTGACAACGGACAGATTCAGGGCGGTGACAGCAGCGGAACTTATATGACGATTGATGCACGAGCGACCATTACAGATACTTCCGGAACGGTTCACAAGGGAACAAGAATCTACTCAGATGCTGTCAGTCTGGACAACTGCAATCATTTTGGCATTAGTGGCTGGGAAGGCTGTTCGGGCACTATGCCGGTTGTAACAGGTGTCAGCCTCATGGCAACGGATGTTGTGCTTGATGCATGGATTGATGAAAATGGTGATTTGCAGAAATATACTCTGCCGCTTTCTGATCTTGTCAGCGTTGTGGAGCAGAGCTGTTATTTTCATCACGGAATTATGTGCACAAGCTGGTAAACTGGTAAAGGAGTCAAAAAAATGCAGATTACGAGATTTTATGACAGACTGCCGACAAGAGAATGTCTGCAAGGTGATACCCTTCCGATATTTCAAATTTTTATTGATAATATTAATTCGCTGAATGAATGCACTATGCAGTTGATTTTGGAAGATCAGAAGGTTCTTGGCGTAGCAAAAGTAATCAAAAACTGTACGTTTTCAGCAGAAAACAGCTGTTTTGAGACTCAGCTGACCAGTGCAGAAACGTCAAATCTGAATGGCATTTACAACATGCATTTTCGTCTGAAAGATTCTTCCGGACTGAGTTATCGAAAAATTGCCGGAATTCTGATTGTCAAGCGAGCTGTGCAAGGAGCGTGAAAATTATGGCATATACAGGAACAGGCACGGAACAAGACCCCTATTTAGTGTCAAATCTTACTGATTTATTGGAATGCATAGCGATCACTAATGCTTATGTGAAAGTTGTTTCTGACATCAATGCCGCCGATGACGAGACTTACACAGGGGAAATCCCTGCGATTACTTTCAGCTGTACAAAACTTTACGCTGACGAATTGAAAATTATTGACGGTGTTACTGTCAATGCATCAATTTTTATTTATGGTGGTTCGACAGGGCATACCATGCAAAAAATATTCTTCAAGAATTGCGAACATAAAATCTCTATTGGAACATCAGCTGGATCGTTCATTAATGGCGGTAGTCGTACTAGTAATTTCATTGTTGACGAATGCAAATTCTCTGTTCGGGCAGTATACGATACCACAATTCCGTACTATTTCAACACGCAATATGTCGCTATTAGCAATTCGGCAATCGATTTTACTTCTGAAATAGGCCAAATCAATACGTCAGGCAGTCCGTTTATTCAAGGTGCGCTATCGTATTCAAATTTAGTCATCCGGAATGCTGTCGGCCTGCAACGTATCTGTACTACTGTGACAAGATCGGCTGTGATTCTTGAAAATCCGGAAACCACTGCAAGTACTGTCAGTCTTGTATCTGGTTCGTCAGGGTATTCTTATTTTGCGTTTATCAATCCTGATTTCGGCTCAAATACTGTTACTGTCAATGCCACCGGAACTTTGACTAAAGTACTATGCATGATAGATAATTCGACAGGGACTTATACAGTATCAGAGGCAACAACTGTAACGGCATCACAGCTGAAAGATCAGGCATATCTTACCGAAATCGGCTTTCTGCCATAAAGGGGCGATTTTATGGCTTGGATTGACACATACTGGGCACAAATTGACAGTCAGAATTCCAGTTATCCGTTCATATCTGATACCGGATTAGCATTACAGGCTGATGTATCTGGACTCAAAACAATCTGGTCAATCTCAGAATCTCAAAACTTCGGATTACCATTTATTTCAGATACAGAACTTGCTTCACAGGCTGATCTGTCAAATTCAAAATCAATATGGAAGATTCATCCAAAAGTAAACTTCGGATTTCCATATATCACAACTGTTGAGGAAATTCCGCAGGATGGGCCTGTATTCCCAGTATTTACAGGCTTTTCAGAAAAAGGCACAGGGGGACATTTCAGGTATCAGAAATCAGAAAAAGCTCTGAATATACCCACAACGGCTGAATTTTCCTTCCGGATTCCGGAAAACATAGAGTTTCATTTTTCTGATTTGAAAGAGGTGATTTTATGATAGAAACGCTGATTATCACAGTCCTGACATCAAGCGGCATTATCGGGATATTTACGCAGTTTCTGCTGAATCGCCTGAAAGCATCAGAGCAGAAGCAGCAGGCTCTTGAACAGGGTGTTCAGGCATTGCTGAGAGATCGTCTGATTTATCAGTATGACAAATACAAAGCGAAAGGCTTCGCTCCGATCTACGCAAAAGAAAATTTTGAAAATCTCTATGAACAGTATCATAGATTAGGCGCGAATGGTGTCATGGATCAGATCCATGAAGAATTTAAAAATCTTCCTGCTTCCGGAGGTGAATCGCCATGAAAAATTGGCTCAGAAGAGCATTGAGAACGGCATTTCAAACGATGATCGGCTACATCGCTGTCGCCGTTCCGTCCGTTGACTGGAGTACTGACAGAGCGATCTTAAAGCCTGTACTGATCGGCATCGGAGTTTCAGCCGTATCGGCCGGAATTGCCGCCGCTATGAATCTTGACGAAGAGGAGTGATTTTTTTATGAGTTATCAAATTATTGCCGAAAAACCTATCGGAGAAGTCATCACTGATCAGGGAGCTTACATGCAGATGAAGCTGATGCATATCGTCTGCGATACGATCAGCCAAATTCCTGAACCGCTTCCGGCATGGGCAACAGGTTCTCGATGTGATGTCACTGCTGATGGCGGAGCGGTTTACATGCTCAATAATGCCCGTAACTGGGAAAAAGTAAATTTTTTTGGTAATGCCGGAGGGGACTCCGGCACAACGGATTATTCAGAACTCACGAACAAACCACAGATTAACGGAGTTACGCTGTCAGGCAACAAAACAGCGGCCGATCTGAATCTTGAAACTGATCTGAGCGACTATTATACAAAACAGCAGACAGATTCCAAAATCACCGAGAAAGTCGCCGAAATTGTCGCCGATGCTCCGGAAGATTTCGATACACTGAAAGAAATGTCGGACTGGATTGAAAATCATGAAGGATCCGCCGCGGCTATGAATTCGGCAATTCAAGGCAAGGTCGATAAAGAAACAGGTAAAGGCCTAAGCACAAATGACTATACAACTGCTGAAAAAACAAAACTTGCCGGACTACCCGAAAGCCTTATCGTATATGATAATGCTATACAGGCAGAGAGCACACATGTTGAAGTACCGTCTGGTTCAGCGATCGGTACCACAATCACAGGCGACCTTCCGTTTACAGTTTCTATTGGAGATGTGATCTTTATCAATGTAGGAGAAGGCACATCAGAGCATATCATTCCGCCCTTTATGCTGACATACGGTTCAAATGCGCAGGTCTATGTTGCTGTGAACAGTGTCGATGATTTCAGCGTTGTGGGCTATATCAAAATCTGGTTTTATAGTTCTAGTAAGTTCAGAGTTAAAGTGCTGAAACAGGCTACAACAAGCATAGTATGGGTGAATGTGTCCCGTTTAAAAATCAAATGAAAGGAGTGAATCAAAATGACTGACGAACAGAAAAAAAGAAATCTGCAAAGCGTTTTTCTACAAGATGACTGTAAAGGAAATTGCAGAAGCAGAACACATTGATGCAGAAGAAGTCGCTAAGGCCATCAGATGGGGCGAAATTACTCACTATACTGACGAACTGAAAGGACGTGTTGAAACATGTTAAAGGGTATTGATGTATCGAAACACAACGGCACTATTGATTGGCAGAAAGCGAAAAATTCAGGTCTGGTAGATTTCGCTGTGCTCCGTGCCGGATATGGAAAACTGATTTCTCAGAAAGATCAGCAGTTTGAACGCAATTACACAGAGTGTAAGAAATACGACATTCCGTGCGGTGCATACTGGTATTCTTATGCGAAGTCTATATCAGAAATTCAGACCGAAGCAAAAGTCTTTCTTGAGGCAATCAAAGGCAAGCAGTTTGAATTCCCTGCCTATCTCGATTTCGAGGAAGAATCACAGTTCAGACTCGGCAAGGCGACTTGTACAGCCATGGCAAAGGCATTTCTTGACATCATCGAAAAAGCCGGATATTATGCAGGAATGTACTGCTCCACTTATTATTTATCCAATTATTTCGATGATTCCGTCAGAGACAGGTATACTATATGGCTCGCTCATGTGAATGTCGCAAAGCCGACTTATACCAAGCCTTACGATATTTGGCAGTACAGCTGGACAGGCAGGGTCGATGGCATCACAGGCAATTCCGGCAAGGTCGATATGAACTACTGCTATAAAGATTTTCCTGCGATCATCAAAACTGCTGGGCTGAACGGATTCCCGAAACAGGAGTCTCCGGAGAAAACAAACGAAATCACTGTGCAGAATCCGGAAAAAGCTAAGAAGCAGTTCACGATCACTGTTGATGACCATACCTATTCCGGACTTCTCGAGGAAATATGAAGAAACCGGATGCCATGCTGATGGCAACATTCTTCGCTGATTGCTTTTATTCAGCAACCTATCCGTATATCTATCAGCAGATCATGTCCGGAATCACCGGAAATGCAGTCGCTGTCAATCAGATCGTGAACTGCATCAGTGTGATTCTGTTCTCGGCACTATGGAGTGACATCCTCCCCCGCCTAAGAGGCGGGGGTTTTCTTGCTAATCTTTGATAAACGGTAGAAAAAATTGAGCTAGGCAAAGAAAATCCATTTTGTTAAATGTTGGTTAACGAATTTTAGAGAATCATGTGAAGTCTTGTGTGAACTAACAGCGAATTCAAATAGAAAAAAATGCAGATTTGGCAGAATATATTCTATGAAAATGATAATAAAAATCCCTGAATTACGTTATTTCACATAATTCAGGGATTTTACAGAAGCGGAGAGAGTGGGATTCGAACTAATTTTTTTAAATGTATCTATGGGATTTATTTTGCTTCGTGTGAATTTTCGTGTGAAATTTCAGAGTAAATCTGATCAAAATAACTGTTGATCTGATCGTCAATCTCATGTCGTTTCTCTGTGAATGTGTGCTGATATACCGTTTTCAGTGTGTCACTGGTAGACCATCCGCCTCGTTCCATCGCATATTTGTCAGGTACTCCGAGCTGGAGCATCACTGAGGCATTTAAATGTCGAAGCTCGTGAAAAGTCATTCTTTTTACTCCTGCCTGCTCCAGAAGTCTGATAAATTTTTTTGAGATTGTCTGTCCGCATGATGTGATAATATAATCCTCATCCGAATCCGCACTTTCTCTTCGGTGTCGGATCAACTCCATAATTCTTTCAGGAAGAATATGCTGTCTGGTACTGCTATAGGTTTTTGTCTGATTTTTCTCAACATGATGCCCATCAAATGTCACGATAGTTCTATGTATCGTCAGGACGTTTCCGCTGATGTCGCTGTATTTGATGCCTCGCACTTCGGACATTCTCAGTGATAGCCATAATGCTAACAGACAGGGCAGTTCAATGTCAGTTCCCTGTATCGCCCGTATCACAGCTTTCGGCTCGGGCAGGTCTTTGATTTTATGTTCTTTCGGCGGAAGTGTCACATGCAGAGTAAAATCAGGCTGATACATCCGGACAGCAGCCGAAAGCAATCCATATGCATTCCGGAGAGATTTCGGCGATAAATGCTGTGATTCCTGATTGATTGCATTCTGTACTAAAATCATATTCAGATCAGCAACAGGGATTTCCATCAGATTTTGCAGCCATTTCTGACGATATTTCCGATAACAGCGGATTGTTACCGGAGAAAGGACATTTTCTTTTGAATTGATATAATTATCAATCGCCTGACCAACAGTCAGTTCTGTTTTTTCAGCTTCTTTCTTTGCAGTCAGATATATAGCGGCTTCCGCTTCGGCCTGTCGTTTGGTCGGAGCTGTGAATGATTTCATGATTTTTTTTCCGGCCTCGTCTTTTCCGGCATAGACCTGTACTCTCCAGTTACCCGAGGGCAGTTTCTTTGCTTTTGCCATTATTCTCAATCCCATCTGTATTATAATTTTATCCGTCCGTTTTTCTGCGGACGGATTTTTTTTATTTTTCATCATCAGAATGAAATGCTTTCAGCAGATTTTCCGCTGTGATCTTTTCATTGACAGTCAGATTCCCGACAATTCCGCAAAAGATTTCAATATTCTCGTCATCATATTCATCAAGCATACAATACAGTAATTCTCTTGGTGTCAGGTTTGATGCTGATTCCATGCTGTATCACATCCTTTTTGATTATGGGTCGCAGACTCCGCAATGATCATATCCCTGACTGATTAGATCGTTTCTGTTGCCGGAATATACCTGCCAATGAGCATCTTCCGGATTTTTGATAGTATGACAAGTCGGAAAATGAAATTTTCCGCTTTCTGTATTAATCCAGTATTCATGCGAAACTACTACAGGTGCAGGCGGTTTTGTAGTCGGAGGCTGAGTCACCGGAACTGTAGGAGCTTCTGTAGGCGGCTCGGTGGGCGGTTCTGTAACAGGTTCAGTTATGATTTCTTCTGTTGTCGGTTCTTCCGTTTCTGTTTCGGAGAACATAAATGTTTTTAATTCAGCAATATCTTTTACAGTTTCTTTTCTGGTTTCTCTGTTTTTATCAAAAGTGCGATATTCAGGTGAATTTGCATGTCCGTTATCATTCACGCTGATCTCGGCTTCATTTCTTTCATATGTAAGAAGCGTTAATGTTTGAATCCAGTCTGACGGTGCATCGGAAATGTTTTGCGGATAAAACATGACTGTAATATAATCCGTGCTGTTTCTGTCATGAATCTGATATTCCCACATTTCATCTTCATTACCCTCTGTAATTTCAACATCATAATCAGAAAACTTATCTGTATTATCATTCTGAAAATCTTCCAGTAACAGCTTGTTGACAGAATCGGCATAAGGTTCAAAGAAATCTGAATATAGCTGACTGACTTGTGCTTCTGTTTCTGCTTGGGTTTCAGTGATTTTTTCCGTTTCAGATTCTGTAACAGAAGTTTCAGTTGTTTCTTCATCAACAATGACCGTTCTGTCAATATTTTCTGTTTCTGCATCAGATTCTGTCAGGGCTTCTGTTGCTGATACAGATTGTGTGTTCTCGAGTTCTCTTTCATATTCCCTTATTCTGGAAACTTGCCTATTAATCTGTGCTGTTCTGATGATCAGGGCAAGAAATAAAACTCCGAAACAAGCAGTTGCGATCTGCTTTCCTTTTTTCTGAAATTTTCCATATTTCCAGAGAAAATATACTCCGGCCGGATAACAGAAAATCAAGGCAAGAATAATGCCCCATGTCTGCTTATACCAGACACCTTCCGGATTTTCGGCAAGCTGTTTCTTTGTAAATTTATATAAAAAATACAGGATCGTGATTGGCAAAAATGCAATATACAGAAGAATTTTCAGAAATTGTGATAAAAAACTGTTATTTTTATCTTTCTTCATTTTTATGCTCCTTTCCGCATTTCATCAATCATGACGATTATTCTTGAACGGTCTATCAAATCCAGTGATTTTATCATTTCGAGAAGCCGTTCATCATCGGAACTTGCTTTTTCGTCAGAGTTCTGAACGATACCGTTATTTTGTGTGCCGTTAAAATTTTGAGGATTATTGACAGAAACGTTATTTGTTATTCTTGCAGGTTCGTCTGTTCTGCTGAGCAGATAATCAGTAGAAACATTAAAGTAATCTGCTATTTTTGTAAGAGATACTGGATTGATATTTCCTTTTTGCCATGTTGGTAAATTTCCTCTGCTTCCAGTAATTTCTGTGCAAAGAGCCGTTGGTGAAGTCCCTTTTTCTTTACAAAGTTTTGCAATCAATTCATATACAGGAGATTTTTCTTTCGTACTCATAATTTACACCCCTTTGTTAAAATTCGATATTTTGTACTGTTGAAACTATACGCTTTTTACAAAGTTCAAAAAATATAGCTTTTTATATTGACAAATTCAAAATATCGTGTTATAATACAATCATGGTAGTAAAGCAGAACAAAAACAAAATGACAACTTAGGTTGTTATTACTACAATTATACCATATTCAGCCCTGAAAGTCAACAGAAAGGAAGTGATTTTTTTTGAAAATTTGCTTAAAAGATGTCAGAGAATCCAGAGCCGTGACACAGGAAGCTATTGCAAAGCAAGTCGGTGTATCGCAGCAATTTATCAGCCGTGTCGAAAGAGGAAATAAATCTATCAGTCTTGACTTAGCTGCTGAAATTGCCGACTATCTGAATGTATCTCTTGACGAAATCGCAGGCAGGCAGAAGCCTGAAACTAAGACTAATCTTGAAAACTGAAAGGAAAGAAGCATATGAAAAGCAAAAAAGTCTCTCTGCCTCTCATCGTCTGGGCGAACCTGATGAAATGGAAAACTATCCGAGGCATTTCTGACGAGATGATTTCCGCCTGCTTAGGTGTGAAAGACCTGAGAAACAGAAAAACTACCTATTATATGAGTACCGAAGAAATGGGCCGTCTTTGTGATTTACTGCAAATCGAACCGGAACAGCTCCTTGAAAGATAGAGGTGATTTATTATGTTGAGAAGCGAATTTGAAAATCTGACAGAGATTTATCCGCCGGAGAATCTGTATTCTGTAATCGAGAAGTATTATTATGACAGCAAGCTCGATAAGCATGAGTTCTGTATGAAGTATATAGCAAATGCTGACTGCCTCGCTGAGAAAATCCAGAGCGAATGCAATCAGCTTGATCTGAAAAAAGAACAGGAAGTCTTTTCTAGAATAGGCGAACTGGAAGCGAAGCTCGAAGAAGCTGAAAAAGCCCTCGAAAGTGAAAAAAGAACTTCCGATCAGCTCCGGAAACGGCTCGATGAGGAACTCGAATGGCATCCGGCTGAACATGTCGGAACGAATATGAATCAGTCTGATTATGAGGAACTTGCCAATCAGAGCTATGATCAGACAGATGAGGAACATGCAAAATATCTTCTGTCTTCCATGTTCGGATTTATCGAAGATTTGATTGTGATTCATCATCATGCCGAAACGTTCGAGGTCAATAAATATCACAGAATCAGACGGAAAGAGACCTATCAGCGTGACCCGTATTATGCCGCATCCGACTGGAATTATATCAGGTTCGATTGTGCCGGCTGTCAGTGGGAACTTGTCAACGGTGAACTTCTGTCGTACGAAAACTGAAAGAGGTACAGAAATGACATTTAGTATTCATGATAACCATGGCTGGAGGGTAACATTCCATGATGTGACGTTTGAACAGGCACATGCTCTGCTGGAAGAACTGAAAGACCATTGCTGCTGGGATAGATTCAGCAAAGGTGATACTCTTGATTTCGGTGAATGTTCTGATTTCGTTACATGCATAAGAATAAATGAAGATGAAAACACGATTGATTTTGCATAAGCATAAGCCGAAACAGCGGATTGATTCCGCTGTCTGCCGGAAATGGTCTACCGGCACTGATGAGGCAGACCCGAAAAGAGGTGATTGACATGAATCCTAAAAAATATCGTCTCTGCGATCTGTATGAAGACTACGGCATCATAGGCGAATTCGATACTTACGGTGAAATCTGTCAGGCCGCTGAACGCTGGAAAGCCGAAACTGACGGCGAATGCGATCTGATCATGTTCCGCTGGAATGCATCTGCTCAGAGCTATGAACCGGCGATTGTCAAATAAGATCAGAAAGGAGGAAATCCAATGGAAATGACCAACGAGGAAATCTGCCGGAATTATCGGCAGGCAAAGTACAGACAGAGACAAATCAAGATTCTTGCTGATGAAAATTTATGCTCTGTAGAGGAAATCCGCCGGATTCTGATTGACAGTGGCGTGCTTATTCCCAGAATAAAGAAGGCACTCTCCGGTTCTGTTGCTATAGAAAAATCAGCGGTTAAGGAAGTTTCCGCAGACTGGAAAACATCTCTGAAAGCTGTTATGGAACGCATCTCGGAGCTGAAACAAATCCGTGATACTGCCGAGAAAGAACTTTCTGAAATTTATCAGACACTCGGCACACTTTGCGAAAAGGAGTGATTCTATGAAAGTAACTGATAATGACGGTGAATTCAAAGACTGGTATGATAGATACCCCATTCGCTTCCAGAATGCAAAATCTTTCCAGAAAGTCTATGACTGGCTTTATTCTCATTATCCTGAACACAAATTTGCTGTCATATTTGACTGCACAGAAGGGTATCTGGATTTAGATGAACTCTTTGTTTACTTTCTCGGAGATATTGCAGAAGAAGCCGCCAGCGACTGCGGAATGAAGCTGGTTTATGATGACAGAATAGCGGCTTTCTGGGAAGAACAGGACGGCAGTTTTCAGTGTACACGGTGCAGAAAGCTGTCACCTTCAAAGACAAAGTACTGTCCACACTGCGGAAAAGAAATCTATCAGCCGCCTGAAATCAATTAAAAAAATCCCTGCCCCGATTGCTGTCGGGGACGGGGAACACAAAAATAATCCGATTTTATTTTAACACGAAAGTGAGGTTTTGTCAATGGATTTTGAAAAATATTTCAGCAGCTCCGGTATCAAAGGCAACATTCAGCAGGCAATCGCTGCCGAAACTGCTGACGCTCTGAAAGATTTCTGCAATCAGGAATCTGAATTTGCTCAGGCTGTTCAGCAGTCCGGAAAGAGTTTTCAGAACTGCCTTGATTATGTCGCCAAAGGTGCAGGGTCGAGTTTATCCGACTTCAAGGCATATTCAAAAGCTGTCGAGTTCTATTTCCCCGGTGCAAAGATTCAGTTCTGCATGAAGATTGATTTAATCGGTGATGCAGTCAAGCCCGTTCCCGAACAGAAGAAAATCACTGTCAGCTTCAACAGCTCCAGCCTTATGGACTTCTGAGAGGTGCTGCCATGAAGAAAGAAGAAAGAGCCAAAATCCTGTTGCAGAATTTTCCGGAACTCAATCAGCAGGAAATTGACGGCTGTCTCAAAAAGATGAAGCATTTCATGCTGTTCCGGCATGACAGACAGTCCTGCAAATGCGGAAACTGCGGAACTCTCATTACACTGTGTTCGCATCCGGATTATCCGGACTATCCGCTGACACTCGAACATAAGCAGAATTCTATCTGTCCGGCTTGCCACTGTCCTGTTACGGCGGTATGCGACTGCTATCACTACAGCATGGAACATGAACGCAATGCCGGTAACTTCGTGATTTTCCGGAAGGGCGAAAATCAGATATGCTATGCATTCTGCATCAGAATCCGGTTAAGAATGGAGAAAAAGCCGGATTCTCCGGCACAGGAACTTTACAGAGTTACCGAAACACAGCGTTATGCATTTGACGGAAAATTCTGTTATCGTTACTGGAAACAGTCATCAGGCTGGTGCTATACCAAGCACTACACTGAGCCGACATGGGACCAGCCCGGCATGTACCGCCATGATATCAGCTATCAGGTTCTGGATTTCAGTCCGCTGAAAGATACCTGCCTGCAATATGCACAGCTCAACTGTCAGGAACTCGATAATTATCAAATGTTCCGTTATATCCAGTTTTATTTTAGACATCCGAATGTCGAATATCTGATAAAAATCGGCTGTGCAAAGATAGTCTGCACATGGTTCAAATATTATCAGCAGAGTCCGCCGGACTGGATTGACTGGAAGCAGAACGATGTCCGGAAAATGCTCGGCTTGAATTCCTATGAACTCCGTGAAATTCAAAAACGGCAAATCATGATTGATGATTATCATACCGCACAGGAAGAACTCAGTTTTCTGAACGTGACGGAACGGCTGGACATGATACCTGTTGTTCGTAATCTTTACGGCTGTCTGAGTACGTTCGGCGACGACAGCGAAAAGCGCAAAGTCCTGAAATATCTCCGGAAACAGAATGAACGCTTTTCAAATGAAAATGAATGTGTGACTTTATCTGATTACCGTGACTATCTGAGCGAATGCCGTGAACTGCATTATGACCTCAAAGACCATGCAGTCTGCTTTCCGAGATGCCTTGCTGATGCCCACAGAAGAACGTCTTCCGCACTGCGTGCGCTCCGTGCCGAACAGCACAGACAGGAAGAGGAAAAACGCCGGAAACACGCTGAGGAAGTCTTTGCAAAGCATCAGAAAGAACGCAGAAAATTAGAATTTCAGTCCGGAAATCTGCTTATCCGCATTCCGGAATCCGTTTCAGAAATCATTGCAGAGGGTGTGAATTTACATCACTGTGTCGGCGGTTATGCCGAACGTCATGCAGAGGGAAAACTGCATATTCTGTTCATCAGGAAGAAAGACAATCCGGACAAGTCCTATTATACTATGGAACTCAGCACTGACGGCAGAATCATGCAGGTCAGAGGACACCGCAACCGTGACCCTACGGCGGAAGTCCGGGCATTCGTGGAAGCGTATAAAATTTATCTGCTGTCCGTTTTCGGCAAGCGTAAGCTGATGGAATCGGCAGCATGAAAGGAGAATTTATGGAAGAAAACAAGAATGAAATTGTTGTGCCCAATTCAGAAGTGATTGTTTTATCTGAGAGACAAAGCAGAGCGGTCACACTGGATTCGACAATCAAGACCCGTGTAAAAATCATTGGCGATAACCTGTATGCACTCTGTCAGGAACTGAAAGAAATGCGTGACGGCAAACTGTATCAGGAAATTGGCTATCAGAATTTCGAGGAATACTGTGAAAACGAAGTGCATATTTCAAGACAGTATGCATATGACCACATCGGTGTGATTGAAAACCTTCCGGAAGATTTTGTAAAGACGTCTTTACAAAATGGTGGGGCTAAAAATAAGCTGATGATGATTGCCAAAGCAAGCGAACCTGTCAGAACGCAGATTATGCAGGAAGACCCAGAGTTGAAAGAAAGCTATCGCAAAATGAAAGCTCGGTGCAAAGAACTGGAAGACAAACAGAAACAGGCGGAATCCAGAATTTCAGAATTAGAATCCGAAAATCAGGACAAGCAGGACAAAATCATCAGTCTGGAACGGCAGAACGAAGAACTCGAAAATCAGCCCCGTGATACCGTCTTTGAAAATGACCCCGAAACACTCGAAGAAATCGAACGGCTGAAAGCTCAGAATGAAACTCTTGCAGAACAGAAAACAGAACTGGAACTCAAAATCTGGGACTATGAAAATCAGGAACAGGCTGTTTCCGATGCCGAGGAAAAACGCTTTGCAGAATTCGCTTCTAATATGAATCAGCAGCTTGTTGAGGAAAGACAGCGTGTCAAGGAAGAAGCGCAGGAAGAAATCAGCAGGGCAAATCTCCAGAGAGACAATGCGTTTCTGGAAGTCGAAAAGCTGAAAAAACAGCTTGCTGAACAGAAAGAAGATTCTCCCGAAATGAAGCGGTTTAAAGTCCGGATTGCTACACTGTGCGACAGCATCGAACAGCTTGTGAAGTTTCTCTGTGAAAATCCGGATACGGCTTTTCTGGATAAATCAGAAACTGTTATCAAAAGTGCAGAATCTTCCCTCAGCGAAATCAAAAAGCAGGTGCAGGCATGACAAAAGATGTATTCATGTGTAAAAAATTTACAAATCCTATGAGATGCGGCGGCTATGTGCAGGGAAAATGCAGTTTCTGCTATAAAGCCGACAGTGTGGGAATCGAGTTCTGTGACATTTGTCATCAGGAAATTGATGACTGGGAAGATTCTTACGAATTGTATCATAATCCTGAAACAGGGCAGGACATCTGCAAATCATGCAGACAGAAAGGAGAAACATTATGAGTCAGTACAGCTATGAAGAAATAACAGGCATTCAGCACGGAAAAGGGCTGAAAACCGTCCTCTACGGTCAGGAAGGTGTCGGCAAGTCCAGCCTTGCAAGTCAGTTTCCGGGTGCGGTTTTCATCGACTGCGAGGGCAGTACCACACACATGGATGTCCGCCGTCTGCCCTCTCCGACATGCTGGGAGATGCTCTGCGATGAAATGAAATTTATCGCCGAAAATCATCAGCAGAAAAATTATCAGTCCGTGATTATCGACACATTCGACTGGGCGGAACGCATGGCAATTGAGAAAATCTGCCGTGATAACTCGACTGAACAGAAAGTTCTCAAAGGCATTGAGGATTTCGGCTATGGCAAGGGCTGGCAGTATGAATGCGAACTTATCAGCAAATTTCTCGATTTGACAAATCCGCTGATTTCGGCAGGAGTCAATGTCGTGATTCTCTGTCATGCGATTACGAAAAAAGTCACTCTGCCGGAAGAAACTGCTGAATATGACCACTGGGAAATGAAGCTCGGAAGCAAGACCACAAATAAAATCGCTCCCATGCTGAAAGAATGGTCTGATATGACATTATTCCTCGCATTTCAGACGAATATCACGGCAACGGACAGCGAGGGCAAGCATCACCGTGCAACCAGTCAGAAACGTGTCATGTATGCCACAAAGACTGCGTGGTGGGACGCAAAGAACCGTTTCGGACTGCCGGATAAAATGCCCCTTGATTTCGGTCAGATTGCACATCTGTTCCAGACAAATCAGCCGGAAACACCTGCCCTGATTTGTGAGGACTGCGGTCAGGAGGTGCAGACGGTCAAGAACTTTTCGGCAGAACAAATCGCCGGAGCATCCTGCAAGAAATACGGCAGAACACTTTGCTGGGACTGCGCTGTCAAGGCGAAGGAGATGACTAAAAATGCCGGAAACTAAGTCAGTAATCGCTGATGAAAAACTGCTAAAAGCGATTAATAAATTCTATGGATTTCCGGGTGGTATCTCCACTTTGGAATCAGCGGTAGAATTCCTTATGAATTCGAGATTTATATCTTCTGATTCTTCTAAGTCTTATTATTTCGATACGATATTAACTTCCGGATATAGCACAATATGCACAACGAAAAATTCAGAAGTAAAAGAAATAGCGATTGATTTCAATGTCAGACAGATAGAAGGACTGAAAGAAATCTGCGAAGCTCTGCTGAATGGAGTACCCGGAAAAACTATGGAAGAAGTATTCAGACTGCTTCCAAAAGAAGGTGATGAAAATGCCGGAACTCCGTGATTATCAGATTGACTTAATCCGCCGGACACAGCAGTCATGGCGGACAGGGCATAAAGCTCCGTGCATTGTCCTGCCGTGCGGCGGCGGCAAGTCCGTTATCGTCGCCGAAATCGCCAAACGGTCAACCCTCAACCTGAAACAAGTTTTATTTCTGGTACACCGCAAAGAACTCTGTGAACAGATTTTCCGCACGTTCAACTGGTGGGGTGTTGACATGAGTATGTGTGACATTATGATGATTCAGACCGCATCCAGACGGCTCAACAGCCTGCGGAAACCGGATTTAATCATCACGGATGAGAATCATCACAGCAAATCGGAGTCTTATCGGAAAATTTATGATTATTTCAAAAAGTCTTATCGGGTGGGCGTTACCGCAACGCCCGTCCGGCTGGACGGTTCAGGTCTTGCCGATGTCAATGATGATTTAATCGTCGGCGTTTCGGCAAAATGGCTTATCGAAAATCAGTGTTTAGCTCCCTATGACTATTATGCTCCGGATATTGCCGATTTATCCGGCATTAAGATTTCAAGAGGCGAATTTGATTCCAAATCTATTGAATCTGCGATGTCCAAGCCGAAAATTTTCGGCGATGTGATCAAGTATTATCAGAAATTCGCTAAAAATCAGAAAGCTGTCTGCTACTGTGCATCCGTCAGGCACTCTCAGAGCATGGCCGAAAGTTTCAGACAAGCCGGCATTCCGGCGGAGCATATTGACGGCGAAACTCCGAAAACAAGCCGTTCTGAAATTATCGAGAATTTCCGGAAAGGCAAAATTCAGATTTTATGCAATGTCGATTTGATTTCAGAGGGGTTTGACGTTCCCGACTGTGGCTGTGTGATTATGCTCAGACCCACACAATCACTGACATTATATATCCAGCAGGCAATGCGCTGTATGCGCTACAGACCCGGTAAAAAAGCAATCATCTTAGACCATGTCGGCAATTATGGCCGGCATGGAATGCCAGACGATGACCGGGAATGGACACTCGAAGGCAATCCGAAAAAACATCAGAAAAAATTGCTTGCCGAAAAGGATTTACAGTCAGTACAATGCCCGAAATGTTTCGGTGTGTTTGTTCCGGAAACCAGTCCGGTTGTCTGCCCGTACTGTCACCATGTGTTTCCGGTCAAGTCGAGAGAAATCCAGACTGATCAAACAGCCGAAATCAAGAAAATCGAGGGATTTCATTTCAACATCAAGCCTGCATCGGCCTGCAAGAGCTATCAGGAACTGCTGGAATACGCAAAAGCCCACAATTACAAGCCAGGCTGGGCATGGTATCAGGCGAAGGAAAGGGGGTTTTTATGATGACGAAAGAACACAGGCTCATGCTGGAAATCATGGCGGCGATTTCGCCGTACTGCGTGATTTTCCGAACGAATGTCGGCAGAGGTTATACACCTGACGGACGGTATTTCTCGACCGGAGTCCCGAAGGGTTACTCTGACTTGAACGGACACCGCAAATCAGACGGAAAAGCGGTCTATCTCGAAATCAAGACCAAATCCGGCAGAGTTTCACCGGCACAGAAACATTTTCTCGAACAGATGCAGAAAACCGGCGCAATTGCCGGAGTGTGCAGAAGCATCGAAGATGCGCTCAATTTAATCAAATCTTAATTCATGGAGGTATTTTTATGTTTAATTTTGACAAAAAACCCGAACAAAACAGTTTTGAACTCATCCCCTGCGGAGATTATGAAGTTTTCGTCGAACAGGCAGAGGAACGCCCCACGAAATCCGGCAGACCTCAGCTCAGTATCCGCCTGAAAATCCGTGATGACATTCAGCAGGCTTGCCAGAACAGAATCCTGTTTCTGAACATTTTCCAGAAGACCCCCGAAAAGCTCAACGATATGGACAGACAGGTCGGCGGTTACAACTATTCCCATCTGTATCATCTGCTTGATGTGACAGGCATTCTGACATCCGGCAAGGAGTTCGAGGATATGGCGGATATTTGCCGTCTGCTGATTGGCAAGGAACTCCGTGTGACCGTGCATCATGAAACTTATAACGGCAAAACATCTGAAAAAATTGACCAGCTCCGTGGCGTTCACGAATCTGAACCGGATATTCCGGTTTCCGGCAGTCAGCCCCTCACTCCGGCTTACGGTGCGCCCTCTGCACATCAGGCAAATTCTGCACAGACTCAGGCATATGCGCCCCCTGCACCCTCTGTTCCGTCCATTTCCAGCGGTATGGACGATTTCAAGCCCCTTGATGATGACGATGACATTCCGTTTTAAGCATTACATTCCGGCGGATGGCTTTCCCGTCCGTCCGGATTTATTATCTAAATTTATCAGGAGTGATTTTTTATGTATGAATTAATTCCCGAAGAACTGAAAAAACTCCCGAACTGGGTCGTCTGGAAAGCAAAGCCCGACCCGAAATCGCATTCTGGAGTTTCAAAAATTCCGATAAATCCGAAAACAGGCGGTCAGGCACAAAGCAATAATCCTTCCACATGGACAGATTTTGAAACGGCTGAAATCGTTTCCAGAGACTTTGCCGGAATCGGCTTTATGTTCGAGAATTCCGGCTATTTCGGTGTCGATTTGGACGACATGCCGGAAGAATTATCCGCCTGTGCCGAGGGCGATTATGCGAATACAATCGGCGAGTTTCTAACAAATCTGGACAGCTATACAGAATGGAGTCAGTCCGGCAATGGGATTCACATCATCTGCAAGGGCAGACTTCCCGAAGGTGCAAGAAAAAAAGGCAAAATCGAGATGTACGACAGCGGTCGGTTTTTCGTCATGACGGGCAATGCTATTTCTGACCGTGAGGACATTCCGGACAGAACCGAAGAAATCAAGCCGTTGCATCAGAAATATTTAGGCGGTTCTGAAAGTTCCGATTCCGGTCAGATGACACTTGAAAATGTCGGTTTATCTGTTCACGAAATTATCGAAAAAGCCCGGAATTCCGCCAACGGCGCAAAGTTTGAAAGTCTGTATCAGGGCGACTTTTCAGAATATCCGTCGCAGTCCGAAGCGGATATTGCATTCTGTAATATGCTTGCGTTCTGGTGCGGCGGTGATGCCGGAAAGATGGACGAAATCTACCGCAGTTCCGGTCTGATGCGCTCCAAATGGGACAGAAAGCAGTCCGGCTCGACTTACGGAGCATTGACCATTCAGAAGGCAATTTCCGGCTGTACAGAGTATTATCAGCCCAGTCAAATTCAGATTGCTGACAAATCGCTGAAAATCCGGAAAAAATCCGCACCGCCTGCAAGGGCGATTCCTGCCGGAAAGATGTACAAATTCGACGATTTAGGAAACTCCGAACGTCTGCTTGATATGTTCGGCTATATGCTGAAATTCTTCTATACCGAGCATAAATTTCTGTACTATGAGAATGGCAAGTGGTATCGTGATAATTTTGAATACTGTCAGACTTTAGCAGACTGCGTGATTCATCGCATGGAAGAGGAAGACACTGCCGGAGTCTATGCCGAAAATGAGGATATGCAGAAGGCTTTCAAGAAGCATATCACAAAGACCAGAAGCCAGAATGCCCGTAAAAATATGGTCGTAGGTGCGGCGCATTTCATGCCCGTTCTGCCGGAACAGCTCGACAGAGACCGGACAATCATCGGCGTAAAGAACGGCGTTCTCGACCTGAAAACAGGCGAATTAAAACCGCATGACAGTGCCTATTTTCTGACGAAACAAATCCCGATTCCCTATATTGCCGATGCTCCGAAGCCGGAACGCTGGCTGAAATTTCTGGATGAAATCTTTCTCAGCGATAAAGAATTAATCCGGTATGTGCAGAAGGCTGTCGGCTATTCGCTTTCAGGCTCGAATGCGGAACAGTGCGCATTTTTCCTGCATGGTACGGGAAACAATGGAAAGTCGCTGTTCCTGGAAATTCTCCGGTATATTTTCGGCGATTATGCAAGCAATATTCAGGCGGATACCGTCATGATGCAGAATAAAGCCGGAAATTCGGCAAGTTCTGACCTTGCCAGATTGCAGGGTTCTCGGCTTGTGACCTGTTCGGAATCCGCTGAGGGTGTCCGCCTGAATGAGCCGTTAATCAAGCAGATGACCGGCGATGATATTATGACCGTCCGGAAACTTTACTGCGAAGAATTCGAGTTTCATCCGGAGTTCAAGCTGTGGATGGCGACCAACCATAAGCCCACAATCAGAGGAACGGACAAAGGTATCTGGCGCAGAATTCATCTGATACCGTTTCAGCTTGATATTCCGGCGAATCGAGTCGACAGAAATCTGAAATACAAGCTTGCCAAAGAATCCGAATCTATCCTGAAATGGGCGGTTGACGGCTGTCTGCTCTGGCAGAAAGAAGGTTTGCAGATGCCGAAAAAAGTCCTCGATGCCGTCAAGGAATACCGCAGGGAAATGGACACGATTTCCAGCTTTCTGGAATCCTGCTGTATCATGCAAGGCGAAGTCAAGGCTTCTGTACTCTATGCCGTCTATGCGAAATGGGCGGATGAAAACGGAGAATATTGTTTCCCGAATTCTAAATTCGGCGTGGAAATGGCGAAGAAATTTCAGAGAACGCATAAAAAGACAGGCTGGTATTATTCCGGTATTTCTTTGAATGATGACTATCAGCCTCTTACAGTTGGATAAATTAAAATAATATTATGATAACGGTGACGGGGTGACGGACTTATACTATCCTACGCATGGAAAAATGAAAAATCGTATTTTATAGAGAGGGTATATAGCAGCCTCGTCACCCCGTCACCACTTTTCAGAAAGGAGCATTTATGAAAACAGATTTCTCAAATTCTGCCGTCTGGAAATCGCTCGAAAAGCAAGCCTATCAGGGAACAATCGAAATCAATGACTTTCCGCCTGTGGAATACAAGTATTTCAGCGAACTCCGGCAAATCTATTATGCGTTCAAATTCGAGGGCTTATCCAGAACGGATGCCGAAAAGCTGAAAATCAAGCTGTTCCGGCAGTATCAGGATGAGAAAAACACTTATGATAATTATTTTCAGTTCGTCAAAGACTGGAACAGCAATAATATCAAGTCTGATCTGATCAGATCGCAGATTTCAAAATCTTCCGATTTCAAGGAAAAATATCAGCTCGCTGTCGAGTGCATCGGCGCACTGACTGGCGATACCGTTTTCACAAGAACCGAACTCGAAAAACTCGAAAATCAGAAAGGAATGATGAACTATGACGAAACGTGAATATCTTGAAAAAAATGGTCTCCGTCTTATTGCAAGTCCCGAATTTTTGGACGAGGAATGCACAGAAGAATTTAAAGAATTCGTAAAAATCAGCAAAGAAGAGTTTGAACACTTTGATGAAATAAAAACGGAACAGACTGCTTGTAAAGAATTCTGGTGTGTCGAGATGAAATGCCCGTCCTATCACACCGGAGACCAGTGCCGTCAGTGCGAAAAATACGAACGCTGTGAACATTGCATTCTGCAAAATGATGCACCCAGTCCGGAACACTGCAAATCTATCTGTGACCAGATATGTTACGGATTCTATGAGGAAGGAGAAGAAGAATGGTGAACAAAGAACTTTTACTCGAACATATTCTGAAATCCGACCTGACAGCGACTGAAAAACGCTATCTTGAAAAGCTGATTGATTC